CACCTTGCTCAAAATATGCTGCTGATGCTCCTACAGCCACTCCGTAGTTGCTTTGTCTAAGTTCACCTGCCTGTCCTCCTATAGCGACTGCACGGGTGCCTTGATCTTCTGATCCAGCTGATGCACCAATGGCAACTGCACGATAGGCTTGATTTAAACCGGCATTTTCACCTAGTGCTATCTTTTCTTCACTGGTTCTCAATGTTGTGGCTTCTATATTACCGTAGACTGTAAAAGAGTTGCCATCTATGATCTGCGTGGAATCATCAGCGAATACTGATCCTTTTAAATTGCCAGTGACATTGCCAATGAATCCACCTGCGGCTGTGACTACTCTATCAATAGCATTAACAATAACCGAGCTGTCATCTCCAAATACACTACCTTTCAAATCAAACACTGGATTCACTGCGATGGTCAAAATATCTTCGTTGGCAATGTCTGTTTTAGAAAGAGTTATTCCTAGACCACTGTTTATTTTCAATACATCACTGGCAGCATCAGCCTGTAATCTATTTGCACTATCACCATCAACTTCCACCTGTGTAAATGCGTTAACCGCAGGCGCTGCGTTGGTAATAGTAACATCACCAGAGGCAGCATCCAAGCTCACTGTGATACCTACACCAGATGAAATACTTATGACTCCGGTGTTAGTTACTCTTAAGTTGTCACCGGTCGCGCCATTTATGTTAATACCTGAGCCTGTGGTTCTACCTGAAGGCAACGCAGTAGTACTTTGTAAACTGCGAACACCGGCATTGGTTACAGTTGCAACCCCGCTCACAGTAGCAGCAGTGATGCCTGAGCCAGCTGCTACACTGAGTATGCCTGTGTTTGAAAATGTGATCGAATCTGCTCCTGAACTCACTGCAAGTCCAACACCAGATCCTGATAGGAAATTCACAGTGTCTCCGAATGTGGTAGCTACCACTGACAGATCATTATTGATCTGTATCTCTTTGAAGAATGTTTTAGCTGGGTCGATGATCAAATCAGCACCTACCCCGGTGATTGGATCACCGCCCACTGTAGAATTGGCTGGTAGATTTACGGTGTATCCCACTCCCTTGATCTGCGCATTACCTGCCCATAAGCCGTTTAATGTATCTACAACTGTGTGTTCACCGGTAAACACTGCTCGCCATTTGTGTGTAATATCACCCAATTCGTACAAATTGTCTACAGTAGGTTTTAAACTTGTATCCAATGTTTCAAAATTTATAGGAGTAATACCAGCTACTCCAAGCGAAGCAGTGATTGAATCAAAATTTTCATTTATCCTAGTAAATGCGTCGTTAACATCGCTCCACAGTAGCGGAGGTGCACCAACCGTGATATTTGTATTTGGTAATGACATTATGTTCTCCCCACTGCAATTTCAAGTGTACCAATGTGATCACTATCGTAATCTTTTAGAGCTTTACCTACCACAGTACCAACTTTAACGTCAGCACCTGCGGCAACAGCAACTCCTGGAATTCCTGATGTTACCAAGATATCTCCTTTGCGTATTTTACCAACCACCTTACATGGCACACGACCCTGTAGTGCAACAAGATTCTTAAATCCCGGACATGCTTCGTACATGGTGTAAGCAGCAGTGTTAGATACCACGCCTGCTACTCTTGTATCATTTTTAACATTAGTTGTTGTGACTTCTTTGTCACCGCCAAACACCAGCACTGTGCCTACTTCATAATCCTTGTCACCTTCGTAGTTTTCTGCAAGGTCAGCAGCATATGTGGCCTGCATTCTCGATTCGTTTGGACTAGTGCCACTCAAGGTCCATCGACCAGTTATAGTACCAGCTGTGGTATTACCGCCGGTGGTCAATGTCTGGGCCTGTATAGAAGTTGCTGTTACTGTGGAGCAGGTTATAGGTGCATCTGATACACTGTCTTGTGTTTTAAATTCATGTAGGTTATTCCAGTATGATGTTTTTTTATTAGAACCGTCTGAGCTGGTTCGAATCAGTATTCCGCCTTGCGTGTTCCACCCGTAGTATCTAATATAGCCGTCATTGACTGTAGTACTGAGCGTGTCAATGGCCAAGTTGGCATCGACTTTGACATTAGACACATCTATGGTTCGGCCGCCAAAGTCACCGCTGCCGTCTCTTACTATGACCTCGTTGGCTCCCACACTGGCACTAGAACCTGCTGATCCTTGGACCATGGTGTAATTGCCATCTCCATCTGTGGCAGCACCAGTTCTTCGTAAGAATCCTAATGCTGTGTATTGATTCTTTCTGATGGCTAGTCCCTCTTCGACCACAGTAGCAAAGGTCACCGCGGCAGCATTGGCTGAGACCACACCACTGTTACCGATTACTGTGTCTGGAGCCAGCTGTGCAAGATCACCCAACAGCACTGAGTTGGCTTTTAGTGTGACGTGGCCATCAGTGACATCAAAATCTGAATTGCTGAAGCTGCTTAATCCACTAGCTGCTTGGATGACAGCAGCTGTGCCAGTAGGAGCTGTGGCCTGTGCAGTAGCAATGGTCATTGCCAACTTGCTCTGAGCGATATCTGCCGCAGCATTTACATCTGCGTTGATAATTGCACCAGCATTTAATTGTACGTCTACATTGTTTAGTGTAGAGTCTATGCCTGTGCGTAGATCAAAGGTCAAGTCACCAGTGATGCTGGCATTGATCAGTGTGTTGCCCACACCAGTGAAGATCATGAACTGACCGCCCTGAACATTTGAACCAGCCCAATTTTGGAAATTGTCCAAAGTCAAACTTCTTAGGTTTGCAGCATCCTGGGGATTTGTTGGATCGGTAACATTAATAATCTTGTTGAAATTCAAGTTCATGTTACTCTTCATGCCCAATTGACCATCTAATGCCATGTATCCGCCAGTGATGGTAGGGATCAGTTGTCCTACAGCCACAACACTGCCATCGTGTGTGAGTCCTAGTCTACGTTCAATATAGATACGTGTGGCATTTTCAGTAGGAACGGTATCGATGGCATTGTCAGTGAATCCACTATCTGTGGAGAATTCACTTACCGGAACACCACGTTTGAAACCAATACCGTCCAAATTACTCAACGCTATTGAGCTAGAGAATGTGACCTGTCCTGTACCTTGGTCTACTCTAAAGTATGGTCCTACTGAGAAATTACCAAATTGGTCAGTGGTCACATAGAAGCAACGACCTACATCGCGTTCATCGATTTCGAAGTCGGCATTGACTGGGTTTACACTCTGTCCGTAGATTTCTTTTGGATAGTTGGTGTCTGCATATGATCCTGTGCCTATTTCTAACAAATCGTGACCCGTAACACGAGTCAACGAAATACGTATGGTTAATGTACCTAAACTACCGCTACTGCGAACGGCCACACCCGCTTTGATGGTATAGGCACTATCCAAATTGTTAACGCCATTTACCAAAGCACGGTTTAGAATTATCCTACCAAATGCTTCGTTGGTCACAGTTTCTGGCTGATAGGTACTGACTATGTATTCTTCGCCCTGATACACGAATTTACTGCCTTGTGCTCTACTAATTTCTTGAACAGCCAGTGCCACAACAGCAAATGTAGTATCTCCCACACGGCCTGTGACTTTGCCTACTTTCTGCACACCGCTTTGTGTACCAGTAGTTTCTATGGCTGTTCCACCTAGTGTCAGGGAGAATTTGAAACTGTTAGGAGCAAGATCAGTGGCAATTACAAAATACTTTTCTGAAATAGACATACCAGTAGGCAGTGCGCCAGTGGTGGTAAATCTTATTACATCGCCAGCTACAAAACCGTGACTGGTTAGTGTGACTTCAGCGGCAACGGCAACGCTGATAGTACAGGTTGTGCCTGTGGGCGTTGACGCTATAAACTCCCCGGGACTTAATATAGTAAAGTCTATATAGTTGTAGTTTTCTCTAGTTTGAGTCAGTGTAATGCCCACTGGACTATATGTATGAACGCCGCTACCTGCAGTGGTTATGCTTAATGCCACACCGTTTTTAACGTCACTAATACTAAATTGTGTTTCAGTGAGATTGGTAGGAATCACATAATATGTTATGCCGGCAACCAAAGGTGAAGGCAATGTGCCTGTAGTTTCAAACTTTAAAGAATAGTCTTCTAACAGCTTGTGTGATTTCGTAGCTTTAATAGTTAATGCAGTACCGTCCACTAATACAAAAGTCGAACCACTTGGACTTGTGCCGACTGTGAATGTGTTGTAAGTAGGTTGTGTGAGTATGTAATAGGTTGTGCCGCTTACAAAATTATTAGCAGTACTAGTAGGAATAATTCTGTCGCCTATGCGCAATTTGTGATTGCTGCTAGTAGTAATCACATTCGATGCGATGGTTGTAATGGTCAGAGTCACTCTGAATAATGTAGGAGTTGCTGTGTTAAACAACACATCATACGGAGCATTAGAATCTGTGTAAGTGTTAAATTGCAATACACGATACACATTATCGGTAGTTTCACGCAGTTTCAATCCTGTAGAAGGACGAACAGCTACATTTTCTAGACTACCAGTCAACAGTGTCTTGCTCAACTGTCGTATAGTCATTTTTGTTCCGTTAGCAACTACCGCAAACAATCCCTGAGTGGCTGATCCTGTACCCGTGCTGAGATTCAATCTCGCAACCCCTGCTGGTAGATCAGTGGTAGTCACTGAAGTTACTGGATACCTATAGATGCTGTTATTTGATGTGTGTAATACTTCTAGTTCTGATGCACCCAGCGGAGTGTATTCATAATTGGTTACGTGGATAGTTAATCCAAGTGCTACGTTGGCAAATGGGCTGCTGGGGAAATAACAGTCCGCACGTTGACTCAACTCTTCGTATATGGTAGTTGGAGTAGGTACTTCTAGGGGATCTGCACCTTCTGCCACCAACGCATATACACCGTGTGCATTTGATCCTGCCACTGAACGAATCTGTCCACCAGTCAACGAATAGTAGGCAATGTGGCAATAGTAGGTAAACATTGAAACAGCTTCAGTTAGGCCGCCGTTGGCTACTACTATTCCATATCCAAGGTCGTTGATCTGCGTGAAGTCGTTGCACAACATACTTCTATTACCAGGCATCAACAGTTCGTATCTATTACCATTGAAATCCACATAGGCCACAGCAGCATTCTGCAAAGTGGTTCTATTGGTTTGAATAATGTTTCTCACAGCAATGTTGTTAGCAGTATATCCCACAAAACTTGGTTCTGTGATGGCCACTACTGCCTGCGCTGCTGTGAAATCAGCTGCACCGATGATTGAACTCATAGCAGTCATCAGGGTGTTAATTGTAGCAGCTTCAGTTGCTGTAGCAGCGGTGCCGGAAGTTCTACTCAATCCTGAATAAGACGCAGCAGGATTTAAATCTTGTACAATTTGTCCTAACAGATAATTTAGATAAGTATGCCAAGCAGCAGATTTAGCCTGTGAAAGACCCGAGTCGGTGATCACTGCGCCTGTGAGATTGTTATAGAATTTTAAACCTCTAGTACGGGTGGCCACATTGCCGCCGTAGATAAGATCATGAATCACAGCTTCCACAGCATTTCTGGTCTGATACTCTATCTCACTGGCTACAAATGTATCAAGGGCAGTAAACGGAGCAGTAGGAGTTGCGATTTGGTTAGCGATCCATCCTAGCATTTCTGCAATGGCATAATCTCTGTTGGCCAACAACAGAGTATAAGCACTAGTTACATCAACACTGGCGCCGCTAGGCAAGGTAAAGGACAACGTTGGTGTGGCAGATTGTCCACGTGTTATAATATCAGCAATGGTTGCATTGCTGAGATCCACAGTTGTTTGTATAGTTGAATAAGAAGTGATAAGAGCATTTACTGAATCATGCACAAACTCAATGGCTTCTAGAGTGATTGCTCTCTGGTCAACCAGTACCACTGCACTTTGACTTAACCTATAGGTCAATCCATTCTGGCGTGTCCAGTAATTGGTATTCAACACAATGTCTCGACCTAGACCATCTAGGATCAGCCCGGTATCTCTGCTACAGGCAGCAGAATTATATGTGAATACTTGGAATGGCCATGGTGTGGTTTCATCTAAGATAAATGTGGCTGTGCTGCCGTCCTTGTCGTAGACAAAGTCTCTGACATAGTTGATTCTGTATACAGAATCAAACACAATGAATGATGCTGGCAGTTGTGGAAATCTCTCAAGAGCGCTGACTTCTAATCTTGTAGTAGTGATCACCGCATCTATGTTGAATTCCAAGTTACCTGCAAAGCCGTCGGTGAACATACCGCCAGCAAACACCTGTCGATCCTTGCTGCGGCTGAATGAAGCACACTCTTGGAAATAAGGTGATCTTGAAAGTATCTGTCCCTGCGGATCCAATACTCCCATAAAGCCGCCGTGTCCTATGGCACTAATAGCCTGCCAACGCACGGTGTCATTGGCCAAGAATACATCCATCTCTTCGTTTTCTTTGGGATAATTTACTGATCCCGATCCGTCTATGACATCTTTAAAAGCAATTATCAAAGCACTGATAACGTTATCAGCACCTACCTCTGTTTGGAATGCTGGATCAATCGTTTGGGTAAACAGATTTTGTTTGAGATCAGTTATCGCTGTATTATCTATTATATCCTGTACCAAGGCGTTGAAAAGATTTATCACCGTCAGGAAGCCTGACAGTTGGTTGGTTAGCACGTTGTTACCATCAGTGGTCTGATAATATTTCAGTGCATTAGAGATGGTTCTATTATATTCACCGTAGTCAAGATCAAATGTTAGATCGTCGACTAATTGGCCCAATGATGCCTTATAAAAATTCTTGTTGTAGGTAGAAGAAAATGTTGTTGTAAATGGTGCAATATTATTAGCAACATTATAGTTGATTCGTGCTACAATTTCTTCTTGTAGGAATTGACGATTCAGTCTAATCAAATCAGCAGCAGATTCGTATGCGCCTTTGTTTTGTATCTTAGGATAAACTGGTTGAGAACTGTCCTGTAGATAATGATATCCGTATGCCTGTGTGGCCACAGTAAGGCCGTCGATGACTGGATCTCTACGGAATTTCTGGAATGCCCAAGGACTAGCAGATGTTCCCGGACGAGGTCTAAATACGACTCTACGGAATTCATCACCAACAATACTCACGTTAGCGGGGACTTTTAGAGGATAGTTTTCAAAGTATTCACCACTTTCTACCAATACAGTAACCTGTACGTTTCTAGCAATGTCTCCATAGGTGATACTTTCGCCTACTTCAAAGGTGCCGTAGAATATATCAACGTCAAATATTTCATTACCGCCGCTGTCTAATGCGCCTGAATGATCTAGAATCTGTGCCAGGGCGTTGCTGGTTTTCCCACGTAAGAATAGTCCTTCACGTATGTCTCGACCTCGAATAGCTTGAGGTGTGTTAGTGAGAACATCACCAGTGAAATCTGTACGTAATCCTGCAGTATAGATAAGGAATCTAGGTAGGTCCACCACAAAATTAGGCAAGCTGGTAAACCCTAGTCCTTTGTCTGTGATGGTTATACTGGTGATCACACCTGAAGTGACTACAGCAGTACCAAAGGCTCCTGTACCGCCACCACCGGTGATTCTCACGGATACCAAGCTGTAGCCTGTGCCCCCGTTGGAGATAGCCACAGACGCTACTTTGTAAGTTATATTAAATGTTGCTCCGAACCCAATGGCACCAATTCCTCCTGGAGCAGCACTGGTACTAATAGTGGTAGCTATAGCTGCGGCGCCCGGTAATGCAGAATAAACACCAGTTGAGATAATCTTAAATGTTACAATAGGGCCTGGAGTGGTTAAAGTGGATAACACTTCAATGAAACAAGCACTTCCTCCCGATCCCACAGTGCCACCTGTTACTTGAAGTATGTCTCCGGCATAGTAATTTGTGCCTGTAGTGTTCAGTGTCAGGGTATCCACGCTCATTCTCACTGTGCCTGCAAATCCTGTGCCTGATGTAGGAGATGTTGTGATAGCTGCTAGATTACATTCTTGCACACCGTTGTTAAAGGTCAGCGTCTTTTCATAAGGACCTATGATAGGTCTTGATTCTAGAACCAGTTCTTCAGCACGTTTTAATGCTGCTTCTAGTGTGCGATAAGCATAGGCCAAAGCACGACCTTGAAGGGAAGCACTAACACCCGGGCGATCATCTTGACCGCTGAGTGCTACATAAAGATTGACGCTGGATCCAAACGCTGAACTGTCTACATATTGTTTGGTGGCTGCAATCAATCCACCGTAGAGCTCGTCGTCGTCTGGTTCTGGACTTCTTGATAATATCAACGGACCGCTCATACGTCCGAAACTTACCTCTACGTTGCCTGTGGCTGGATCTATGGCATCAACACCTGCTCTGGCAATTTTAGAATCTGCATAATTTTTATTAACTAATTCGTGTTTGTAAATCGGCTGCAGAGGTGTAATAGTTGTGCCTGCATCGATTATGCGATATTGATTACCGCCAGAACGCAGTGATAAGTCTCCACCTAGTTGAGGTGAAGTATCTGCTACAATTGAAGCAAAGTCTGCGTTAATTTGGATTTGATTGGGATTAGTAGTGAAGTCGAGAGTAATACCGTTACCAGATACTAATTTTTTGAATGCTAGCCCCGATTCTGTATTATTAATAGTGACCAACGGAGTGTTTCCAGTGGCTGCTGTATTCTGACCCACATAGGTAGATGGTGCGTCTTCGAGCCCTGTGAATTTTAGTTTTTCACCAAGTCCTAATGAGCTATACAGTTCTCTAAAGTTGTCATTAACTTTACGGAATGAATCTCGTATACTGTCTCCGGTACCGTCATTACCGACAACACCAATATCAATAGTCTTTCTTGCCATGTTTAGAATCCTAGATTGAGCAAATGCTCTAATATTTAGCCCAAAGTTTTATAAGCCGGATGTAAATACTAGATGTTTCTCACAACCAAAACTCAACAAAATCAATACTCTAGACTCAGTAAAAACGGAGTCGAACATTTATATAAGAGAAAAAAGACTGTGGCAGTGTTGAGATGCGATGCCTGTGATTCAGTGTTCGAAAGAGATCTCAAACACATGGATAAGAAGCGACTCAGCAACAACTTCTTTCATTGTTGTGGATCTTGTGATGCCAAAAGATTTGCTCAACGCACAGGAGTAGAGCAGAAGCAGATATGGAATATGCCTGCTAGTGTAGACTTACCTGTGTCTAAATTCTAAACGATTCACCACAGCCACAGCGATCGCGCTCGTTGGGATTGACGAAATCAAAGCCTTCATTAAGTCCGTTACGGACCCAATCCATAGTAAGCCCATCTAAATAGGCTAGACTTTTGGCATCAACTAATACCACAAAGTCTTTTTGAGCAAAATTAGTTACGCCGGTTTCTGCTGTATATTCGTCCACATATTCCATGGTATATGCTAGTCCACTACAGCCTGTGGTTCTTACACCTATACGAATACCCACACCCTTGCCGCGCTTGTCTAAGTTTTGTTTTATCTTTTTAGACGCTGTGTCGGTTACGGTAATCATTTACGGCCGCGGTGATTGCATCTTCTGCTAGAATTGAACAGTGTATCTTAACTGGGGGCAGGGCTAGTTCTGTGGCGATTTCGGAGTTTTTAATTGTTCCGGCTTCGTCGAGGGTTTTTCCTTTGAGCCATTCTGTAACGAGGCTCGAGCTCGCGATAGCCGATCCGCAGCCATACGTTTTAAATTTTGCATCTGTAATAATACCTGTATCATCATCCACCTTTATCTGTAGTTTCATGACATCGCCGCAGGCAGGTGCTCCTACCATGCCAGTACCCACTGTGGGATCATCTTTTTCAAATGAGCCTACATTTCGGGGGTTTTCATAATGATCAATTACTTTGTCCGAGTACGCCATTGATTGTTCTCCAGTTTATTATCTTCCATTGATTGGTTAGATAACTCTTTTTATCTGCTTGATAGTCCAGGGCCCATGCGTGTTCCCACCAATCCACTAATAATACAATATCGTTCCTGATTTCGTGGTTGACGATGATTTTGATCTTGCCATCACGAGCCAAGTATGCCCATCCACTGCCTTGTATCTTCATTGCTGTTTTTTCAAATTCTTCTTTGAACCGGTCAAACGTATCAAAATGTTTTTCTATAAACTGTAAAATAGCATCATAGGGTCTATTGGATCCCTCTGGTTTTTGTAATTGACCAAAATAGATATTGTGTAAAAACGCACCAGCTTCG